CATTCCGGCAATTTCGTCATCCGTTTTTGAAGGGAACAAATACTTCAGTGCTTCAATGCTATCAACCCCTAACTCTTGTAAGTTACGAGTAAAGATAGATTGATTTAATTTATCTTGTGCAGTGTCTTCATATACTGGTCCCATCCAACGCCAAGAAACGGTTCGATCACCGTCAGGAACAAGTCCCAGGACACCTGGTGGGATCTCTTTTGTTTCAATAGCAGTGTCAATTGCTTTCTTTAATTTCTTTTCGTAAGTTGCTTTTTGTTTATTGTACTTTTCAATTGATTCTTCTGATTGATCTTCAGGCATTTCTGGATATTTAATGCCAGAAATTTGAGCTAATGTTTTACGGAAGATTTGCTCTTCCTGGAAAATCATTAACTCAAAACACCTACAAATACCGTAGCTATAAAGCTGTAAACATTTCTTTTTAGCAGTAGCACTAACACGACCGTATGCTGATTTAATTTCTGTTGCTGTTACATTCGTAATTGAAAGGTCATCAATACCACCAAGAGCAAGTCGAATTTCAGAACGTAATTGTTCTGCATAACGTGCTTGATCTGTGCTAATTGCATTTGGAGTAATAAAACCAACACGATCTGTTGGCTCTAAGTTTGCAATAACCCGTGGTACTCGCATCCCGCCACCAGGACTACCAATGTAGCCCGCAGGAGACCTTGTTACAGGATCCTGCTTATAAGTTGAACTAAATAAATTAAGGTCAGATGTAAAGCCTGACTGACTTGAAATACTTGGTCGTTGTGCTACTTCTGTTGTATTAGATTCAACAATATCTTGTTTTGGCCTAGAAGAAAGTAACGTTGGATTACCAAAGAATGAAAGATTTGCCCTGATGTTTTTAACCATTTCATCATGAGCAACAATCTGATTTGACAACCAGTCAAACTCACCTTTACCATCAGTTCCAAATGCATCTGGATTGTTGAATACCTCAACACATGGAATAAACTGCAATGTGTTAGTTAAAACTTTTTTCTGAGATGCAGTAAATTCTTGAGGAGTATCAAAACTTAACTCCTGTTCACTGTGCATCTCTTCAATTGTTTTAGCGGTAATACGCAAGCGCATATACCGTTTATCTGTACTTAAACCAACGCCAGAAAAACCACGTGATGATTTTACTTTATAAGCATAAATAATAAGTACTTCTTCTAAGTCACCTTCTGGAGAGTAGTACGTTCGATATGAATCTTTATCAAACCAATAAAGTCGATAGGTTTTTTCAGTTGGCCGAATATAAAATAAACCCTTACCATAAGCAAGAAATTTATCCCAAATCGAATCTAACCTGGCATCTAATTTATTAAACTTGATAACTTGTTGAATAAAATCAAAACGTTGAGTGCCAAAGTTATCTTGATCTGGATAAAATTCAACACCCTGCCTAATGCCAAACATACGCATCTGGCTTAGATGTGCACTAATTAGCATTGTGTCTGCATTACTGTCTGAGTCACGATTGACTACAGCCTGCAGCATCTGATCAAATACTGATTTTGTTGCACTCATGAGCTAGTTTGTTTTGTTCTATTATGCCTCGATTTCATAGCCGGGTGCAATCCTTTTAAAAGTTAATGACTCTTCATCAGCTTCAACTTCAAACCGTTCACCAGGTTGAAGACCAAGATCATGACAGAGTTCATCTGGAAGGTTGATAATGGCTGAACCATAAGCATCTTGCTCAAGTTCAATACCTTCGTAAAAGAAATTAGAGGCCATTAGGAGGGGTAATGTAGATAGTCTAATTCGTCAATACTCTATAGTAAATAAACTTACGCAGAATAAGAATTAAAATTCAAGTTCCAATTTGCCTCTTGTCATCAAACCATTACACAACCAAACAAGAGCATCAACAGTATCATCATGAGAGCTTACACCAAAGTTCACAATTTCATCTGTTAATGCTTGGAACTTCCTATATTTATTAAACAATATTTTATGGCGTTCAAATAAGCCCATGATTCCTCTAAAACGGGCTACTTTATCGCCACGGAAACCTTTAACAGGATGCCAAAGTAAATTATGCAAGCCATGTTCTTCCAAACAGATACGTTTAAAATCAGCTTCTAAAGATGCTTGATATGCTACTGCTTCTGACCAAATGTGAATATTACTTCCTGTTGGATAATATTGATCACCATCTTTATGGATAACACCCCATTCATATAACATCTCCATCATTGATTCAAGCTTCTCTATATTTCCCATTACTCGAATACGTTTACAATCAATAACATAAATTTTGTCTTTTACTCGACCACCCATTACAAATACTGTATAGTCATTTCTCTCTTTAATACCTGCAGACAAATCAACTCCAATACCTAAAGAATCAAACTCTGTCGGAATTTGCCCCTTAATAATTAAGTCAGGAGACAGTGACATTTCACTGGTTTGAATAATTTTATTTTGGTATTGAAAACTAAAACTAATTGGAGCTTGTTTACGACGCTCTTGTAAGTATTCTAGTGACCACATTTCAGGCCAGTAAGATTCTTCTTCTCCATTTTTATCAACAGTAATTGCTGATTGAACAATTTGAATCCAATCATTATTAGGTGTAAATGTTGTTTGATGAATATCATCATGACGGAATCGTGTACCAAGGCAGATAGCACGTCCACCTTCAAACATGGTTGGCACGATAACTGAATTCCAGTTATCTTCCATGGCTTGCCTAATATCTTTATTTTTAATATCATCAGCCGACTTCACAACGTCATCAAGCAAAAGTAAATGACTCCGCTTTGAGGTCACTGCACCTTTCAAACCTGCACAGCAAATTGTAAACTCTTCTTCACCAGTAGATTTAATTCCTGCAAACTTCCAATCAATACTCCAATACTCATTGGAGTTAATTCCTTTGGCAATCTTTACTGTTGGAAACACCTCACGATATGCTTTACTTTCTTCAATGATTCTTTTGATGGCTGCACTTTTAGGTCGTGCAACATCAACTGTATAAGAGATATAAAGAATCTTTAATGGTTGACGGTGAAGTGCATGAACACCAATTGCCCAGGCTGCAAATAAACCTGTCACAGTTGATTTAGCCGAGCCCCTTGGTGCCAAGATGTCAACATTAGGGCCAGCAATTCCAATTAAGCATTCGCTATCTTCATGAGTATGTAAATGCTCATGCCAAAGCTTCATATGTTCTGCTGGTGGTTTATCTGCTACTACTTCACAGAAATAAGAAAAATCTGTTCGTGCTCTTTCTATATCAATATTAGATGTTTTTTTAACTACTTGTTGTTTTGCTGCAGCACGAGCTGTACGTCTGTAAACGCTATAAAGAGATGTATTTGCCATGACTTAAGACTACAACAGTAATCTCAAGATTCTTCTGCCAAAATTTTAGTCCAGACTCCCATTGAAGCTTCTTGAAGTGGTTGTTCAATGGGATCATCTTTAAAGATAAGAAGAATTTCTCTAAGGGCTCGATCAGCACCAGCAAGGATCAAACCTTGTTTATCTGCTAAGTACTTTTCATCATTAATTTGTTTGATGGCGCCACGCAATTCTTTTTGTAACATTGCAATACGAGCAGCACCCATATCTTGCTTTACAACACCAAGATCGATACCATCACGCAACTTTGATATGTCTTGTTGCATGGAATCAATTTCTACTTCAAGGATAGAATTAAGATTTCGTTTTTTAAATTCTTTTTTAGACCAGTTATCACAATCAACAATTGTACCTTGATACCCAAGAAAACGGGCATAAAGATACATTTGAATCGGAGAACTTATTTGTTTACAGAATGTTAGATACGCTTCTCGTTCTTTTTCCGTTAACGTATCTAACCATTCGATCATGACCTGTAAGCAGAGCGTGACTGCGCGTAATCCCTTTCTTCTTTATAGCGCCTAAACATCTCCTGTTGCAAGTCGGTTAACCGTTGTTCCTCGGCGGATTTACCAATGGTAGCGCGTTGCTCTTGACCAGTTAATCCAATCTGACGTTCTTGGCCTGCTAAGAGTTGCTCTTGAGTTAAACGCTGCTGAGCACCCGTAGTTTCAACAGTTTTGCGCTGCTCTTGACCAGTCAATCCGATTTGACGCTCTTGGCCAGCAAGAAGCTGAGCTTGTGTTAAGCGTTGCTGAGCACCTGTGGTTTCAACGGTCTTACGTTGCTCTTGGCCGGTTAAGCCAATTTGGCGTTCTTGTCCTGCCAAGAGTTGAGCTTGCGTTAAACGCTGCTGTGCGCCAGTAGCAGCAACAGTTTCTCGTTCTTGCTGACCACGAGCAGCAGTTGTAAGGCGTTCTTGAATACCAGTAGCAGCAATAGATTTACGTTGCTCTTCTCCACCAACTCTAGTGCTAAGTCGTTGTTCAGCACCTTGAGCCTGCAGGCGACGAATATCTTGACCAGCAAAGAACTCTTCATTAGTACGATCAAGTTGAGCACCAAGCTCCATGTTTAATCGTTGTTGTTCATTACTAACTTTTGTTAGTTCAAGTTGAGTTCTAAAAGATTGCGTCGGGACAGGCGCTGGCTTCGGCGGCGGTGGTGCCGGAATATATTTTACTTTTGGTGGAGATGGTTTACTGCCGCCGCCCATTGTTTTACCTTTTAACTATGATGTAATTTTAGATCAAGCAATACCTACGTTTTTACCTTGATAACGTCCACGCATGGCTGCTGCTGCTTGTGCTTGATTAGC